AGTTGTAGTACCTGTCGCAAATTCTCCATAATCATGTCTGTAAATATCGTAAGTTGTTCCTGTTGTCCAGTTTCTTCTTGGAACTGCAAAGGTAACATCTGAAGCTGCAATCTTTTTTGCCGCCATCATATCATCAAAAGGAAAGTGTTGTGCGTTTAAATTGTCAGCAGGTGTTAAAGGTGTTGTATCAGTACCTTCGTTATTTGTTCTAGCGTCACCTCTTGTTGCTGTTGCAAATGCTTGAGGTCGACCAATACCAAGATACATAGTGTTTCCTGAACTCTCAGAAAACGCCTCTTGGAACTGTTCACTATTGTGTGTTCTAAATCTGTCTGTTATAATTGCTGGCATATTATTTTATTTCTTCCTTAATACTATTTATACAAGTTTTAATCATATTGTTATTCTTCTTTCCATGAAGTAGTGTCTTCATCCCAACTATAAACTTCTAATGCTGATTGACTAGGCATTGCTGTTGGCGCCTCCCAATTCCAGCTTGTGTTATTAAACACCCATGAATTATAAGGTTGAGGACTTTTAAAATTGTTATTATCAACATCATAAGTGTCACCAATACCTGCTACTTTTTTAGTTGTTTCAATAGATGTTGGCGTCCATAAATCAAAATCAGGCAAGTTATCAACATAATTAGAATCAGCTTCAATTACTTTAACAACTTTTCTTGTTAGGGTATTAATTCTTGCATATTTACTCATTTTTATATCCTACGATTGATTAAAGGTTATTGTACCAGAACTTGTAAAAGCATAGTATCTATAACCACCTGTTGTTGTTGTTACAGGACTTCCTGAAGTTGTAGCCGCTGGATAAGAATCAGGTATAACAATACAAACTATTCCAGAACCTCCATCACCACCTCTTGCTGAAGTTTCTCCACCGCCTTGGTGTGAAGAACCTCCTCCACCTGAACCTGTATTAGCACCTGCGTCACCACCATTTGTAGCGTCATTGTTACCATTACCAGCAGTACCATTATTTAAAGCAGAACCACCACCAGCACCACCTGTACCAGAACCAGAGGTTCTAAAAATTCCACCTCCGCCACCGCCGCCAATTCCTCCAGCAGCGCCGTCTTCGTCTGAACCATAACCAGGACCACCGCCACCGCCAGCCCAATAATAATTATCTGAACCATTGTAAACATTAGCAATTTGTAATCCTACACCTGCAGCTCCGCCATCACCATTTCCTGATGAATTATTATTACCACCTAAACCATTGCCTCCAGCACCTGCACCTCCAGCACCTGGATTTCCTAAGTTGGCACCACCATCATTTGAATAACCTGTACCTGATGTATAAAGTGAAGCACTAGCAGCTATAGCAGCAGAACCACTATCACCACCACCTGCACTTCCACCACCTCCAGAACCTCCGGATGCTTTTCCTCCAAAACCACCACCGGCAGTTTCACCAAAAGCTGTTGTGTTATTACCATTATCTCCAGGACCTGATGAGGCTGACTGTGCAGCTCCACCTGAACCTATTGTAATAGTATATGATGTGCCGTATGCAATTGGTCCTCTATAACCTGTAAAATTAAGAAGTCCTCCAGCACCACCGCCACCAGACATATCACTAGCACCACCTCCGCCACCACCAATCATAAATAATTTAGTTAAGCCAGGAAAATATGTGACATCACCTGAACCAGTACCTTTATTAACCCATTTATTTTGATTTGATGTAGCGTCTGTAAGTGAATATGATTCACCGGTCGTTGTGTTAACCCATTGATGACCTAATCCAGACGATGGATTAATACTATTAGTAGGATCCGAACTAGATACTGTTACATCTGATAAATCTCCATACTTTAATTTACCGTCAGAGTTTACTCTTTTTGCGAATTTACTTGCGTTACTTTCTGCCATATTATTATCCTAGGTACCTTAATACTATTTCTGCTGAAGCAGCCGGAGCCGCTACAAATGTTAATGTTGTTCCCGAAATTGTGTAGTCATCTGTTGGTGTTAAACAAATACCATTTACAAAAACTAATACAGTATCAACTGTAGTACCTGCTAAACAAGTTACTGTTGTATCAGAACCATCACCTGTATTTGTTTTATCAGTAGTAATATTTAATTTTCTTCTACCAGTATGAGGCATAGAAATAACATGACCCATATGTGCATGAGCTGAACATTGATAATGAATTGGACCTACACTTGTAAAGTCAATTTCTATTTCAGTATATGCACCTGCATTACCTGGTGTTCCTGATGTTGTAACTCCAGTTGTATATGCTCCTGTTTTATCTGCTTGATTATAAAATAATAATGGATGACCTGAGTTTGAATTATCTGATTGGTCAAATTTATATTTTCCTGGTGCTAAAATTAATGCTGGTGATTCATGACCGTCTAGTACATAACCACTTGATGAACCTGTGCCGTGATGATAATGTTCAGTTGTTTTTGAAGCAACAGTTACAACAATAGTTTTTACTACTGAATCATCTGGTGACCTAAAACCGACATAACCTGCGTCTTGTGGGTCGTTACCTTGAAAATCTATATCTGTTCCGTTTACTTGAACAGTTGCGAAACTATTGTCGCCTCTTAAAAATGTAGTTGCGTCTTTTGTACCTGTGGCAGATAATTCACTCATACCAACTGTACCATTACTAGGTGTTCCGATTGATAATGCTGTACCAATAACGATTACAAAATCAACTGTGTCTGTAGCGTCTGGAGCTTCTGAAAAAACTATATTTGTAGTATTGATTGTAAATGCATTTCCTGTACCTGGTGCTTGCATAACTCCTGATACTGAACATAAAACATTGTTTTCTGAACCAGGTGCTACAGCTTGATTATCTAAAACATTTGTTAAGGCAAATGTCGTAGTAGAACCGTCAGGTGTAATTGTATTACATCTGATATAGTTTCCTAATTGTCCTGCCTGTCTTCCTACATATGCCATATTATTTTTTTATTCCTTTTTTCATTAATAATAATCTCCATAATATTTAAGTCTTTGAAATCCCCAGTCATAAGAACTTCCTGTAGTTACAACAACTCTCAATATGTAGTATCTGTAAAAGGTATTGTTAGTAAAAGTACCTGTATCCCAATTAGTTGTCATAACATCACTAATTGTATCTAAAGAAGTAAGATTAGTAGTAGTCAAAGAACCTGCGTCTGAACCACCAGTATTACCGTTTAAAGCTGAAATATCGTTTGTTCCATAGAAAGCCATATTAGCAGAGCCGGTTCTCCATTCTGTGTAACCAGTAATTCTTGTAATTTTAAAAGATGGATTAGCACCATAGTCCATTGTAAACCACATATCAAGGTTATTATAACCACCACCATGGTGACTTCCCCACCATGAAGAGTATTTACTCTGTGTGTGACCACTTTGTAAAGTAGTTGACCAAAAAGTATCTCCAATAGTATGGTCTCTGCCATCATTATGTGTATAATGACTAAAAGTATCTGAATCGTTTGCTAGAAAATGACCACTAGCCATTGTACCAGAAGAACCTTGAACATTTGTAAATACAATCGCTGTGCTTGGAGCTAAAGTAGTACCGCCTGCATTTACTAATCCTAGACCATTTGCATTAGGCATATCGTAAGTAGAGTTTCCAACTAAATTTGTTGCGTCCCAAAGTAATGCGTTTGTAGTTATATTGGCAATCGTAATTGTAAAATTTCTGTCAGCAGTTTTACTTCCTGCTGTTGCTCTAACTGTAAAAGCAGTTGTTGTGTTTCCACTAACTGCACCAACACTTCCTGTAATTGCACCAGAAGATGATAAAGATAATCCTATGCCAGATAAAGTTGAAGTTGTTTCTGCATAAGAAACACTATCTCCCTCTGGGTCTGTTGCTGATAATTGAATAGTAGATATAGTTGTACTTTCTAAAACAGTTCCAACACTTCCTGCTGATGTACTCCAAGTAGGAGCATTATCTACATTAATTACATTTTCTTTTAAAGCAGTTTTTCCATCTGCACCAGTATATTTAATATCATAAGGTTCTTTAGAATTTACAAAACTAGATTTAGCTACAACTGCTGTTTGTTGTGTAGCTGAATTATGAGTTGATGATGTAGCATTAAAAGTTGTGGCATCATTTCCTATAAACGATATTACTCCGCCAGTAAGAAAGTTAGTTCCTGTAATAACAAAAGTTTGATTTCCACCAGCTGCACTATCTACCTCTGTATCATCAACAGAGGTAATCGTAGGGTCTGGCACTAGAGTTGAAAATGTACCATTTGAATTTCTACCTTCGAAAAATCCTGTAG